TCATTTGATGATCCCTATTTACAAGCTTTTGAAGATAGAGTTCTCCAAATTACTGAGGATATTGCCCATGGTAAGTATGCTAAATCAGAAGTGAATTTCGCAGAGATTAAAGCGCTTCATGAGCAGTCCAAAACTCTCTATAAGTCTATACCTCCTGGTCGTGATCACGATTCTGTTAGGCGTATTTTCATTAAAAATGAGAATCATCTGGCAAAAATTAGGGTCAGTTTTGAAAATGCCAATATTCATTTGAATGGTTACAGAGTAGAACCAGTAGGTATTCTCATCCGAGGTTCCCCAGGTACACACAAATCCAACTTGTTGGAGTGTCTTAAGAGTGCTTTGGCTGGGGCTATTTTAGACAATGAGACCCTAAAGCGCTACTATGAATGTCCTCAGAATTTTGAGTATAACAGGCAGCAAGAAACTGTTTATATGGACGGGTATTCCCCAGAAACTATTTCGGTTACCTTTGATGACTTAGGTCAAATGAGGGATGTTGCCGGTAATCCCGACACTGAGTGGATGAATGTTATTAGATTCGTCAATTCATTCGAAGCTATAGGTCACGCTGCTGCAATGGAGCAGAAAGGTGTGATGAGAATTCGTCCACTATTCGTTATGGCCACCACCAATTTAATGAAATTACAATGTAATAGCATTATTAGCATGGAGGCTGTGATTAGAAGATTCCCAATCAGTATTGTAGTTGTTCCTAAGCCTGAATATAAAAAGGAAGGTTCTACTGGGATATATGACCAAAGTTTCGATTATACTAAGTTGCCACAGAAAGAGGTTGATGGTAGAATGATATCTGATATCACTTATGATTCTTTCCTATTCTACAATTGTGATAATAATGGAACTGTTATTGGTGATTCTTATGATTTCCATACTTTAGTTAAAAACATTCTCGATAGACATTATGATAGAAACGCGTGGCATAAGCAACACACTACGAATTTTAAGAGAGTTACTCAAGAATTTCACGAAAAATATCATCCTGTAGAGGACAGTGTTGAACCACAATCGGGTTTTCCATACTATACTCCTTATCCAGAATCGTCGAACGAGTCTGATATTATTAGTGTATCTAACTTAAGAGAAGTTAACAATAATTTCGGAGCTGTCTTTGATGTTGAGGAAAAACACATCAGAGAACTGTTGCGACAGAGGAAGAGTTTAGTTTCCAAGCACGGATTAGATAATATGGAAATCATTGATGCTAATAGCCATGGACCTTTAACCAATCTCACGGATAATTATAACCTAGATGAGGAACTTAGGCAGGAATATTTAGACTTCTATTATGATAATGGAATACTATTTCCAAAAATTCTGCAATGGTATAGACCATTTTTCGCAGAAAACGTGTGTGTTTCTCACCTTCCGTTTTATGATATTGGGTTCATCCTGTATAATTTCAGAAAGAAGCAATTCTTGATGTCACTTGCTCTTGGACGACCAGTTAATGAATTTGAACCACTTGGTGAAGAAATTTATAAGAGGTGTGATAGTGTTATAACCACCACTTTCACTAGGATGAAGGATATTTTCGTGTGTTGGAAGAAGAGTTGTGTGCAGTTTATAAATTATATTGAATCAACTTACTTTAATGCAGAGAACTACAAGAGAAATATGTTAGTTGTGACTATGGTTTCTGGAATAGCTACACTGCTGATGTCTTCCTTCGTCTTTGGAAAAGAGAAGACTTATCAACCTGAAGCCCAATTCTACGAATCCCAAAAAGGAGGACAGAGATCTAAGAATCTCACTCTCAAGCAACTCAAACAATTGAGTATAGGAGCTCAAAATGGAATACAACCCCAAAGTGCAGATGTTAGCGGATTTGATATCATGCAATCCGTTTCTAACAAAAACATGAGTAGGGTTTATATCTTCGAAGATGATGATGATGAAACTCCTTACCCTATGGGATATGCCATATTACTAAGAAAGAATAGGGTGTTATTCCCTTTGCATTTCCTCGAGAAAATTTCGAGAGGAGCTAGTTCTGACCCAAGCAGATTAAATCATTTGGTTAAACTTGTACCTATTGGTAAAGACGATGCTGAACTTTCTCTTGATGGTTTTTGTACGGTAGCTCAATTAATCGACAACTGTTATGATGACGGACTTGAGAATTCACACATGGTGATTGCTGCTATTGAAACTAGAGATGTTCGCGATATCGTTAAAAATTTCTTTGTTACTGAAGCAGTAGCTGCCAATTTATCTCGGCAATTTAATATATCAATGAAAGTACCTCACAGAAATATGTTTGTGAATTCCGTAGCCTATAAGGCCGAAGTTCCTATGAAAGATGGAAATATTAGATATAATGTCACTCAAGGTGTCCAGTATCATGCTGATACCATGGTTGGTGATTGTGGAGTTCCTATATTTGTTCGTAATGCAAGAATGCAGGCACATAGAATTATAGGAACTCACATAGCGGGATCCACGCGCACTGATGAGGAGAAAGCTTATTCGTCTTTAGTCACTCAAGAGATGATTCTTCAAACTTTAAAGAGTATCAAGAGTGAGCCTATAGAATTGGGTATTTCCGAACTCAAAGAGGTTGAACTACAATCTCTTCCTATTTATATTTCCGACAGATTTACTGTGTTGGGAACAGTTAAAGAAGTTCATTCACCTTATGGAATTTCTGATATTCGGAAGAGTAGGTTGCAACATCCTAAAGGCCCATTCCTATCCAAGATGGATGTGGCTATGTTGCGCCCAAACAATGGTATAGATCCATATGAGAGAGCACTTAAGAACTATTGTTCCAATAGTGCCATTTTAGACCCAGGTTTAGCTAGATTTTGTAAGGAGGAATTTAAGAGCTTTTTATTCTCTTGCCCTCCTGGTCCGAAGTTTATTCTGAGTTTGAAGGAAGCCCTTTGGGGTGATAGTGATAAGCTATTTAGTGATGCTATCAAATCCTCCACTAGTGCAGGTTATCCTATGAAGTTTGATAAGAACAACATAAAGAAAAACTTGTTTGCTTTAGATGCTCCAAGAGACGAGTCTAATGAGAGTTATTCAGCGATGGAAGCTCTTTGTGGCAAGCTCGTTGAAGACTGTTCTAACAATGTTAGACAATTGTTAATTTATACAGACAATCTCAAGGTAGAGCGTCGTAAAAGAGCTAAGGTTATTGAGGGCTCATCCAGATTGTTTTCTGGAGCTATGTTTGTTTATTTAACTGTATTTAGACAATATTTCGGTGCATTCATGCAATGGATACATCAAAATTCAATTGTAAATAGTATGGTTACAGCCATTAATCCATTCTCGACTCAGTGGGACAATATTGCCTACAATTTGAAGAGAACTAGCACAGCTCGTGATCCATGGGTTTGTGACGGAGATTTCTCTCATTACGACGCTAGTACTTTAACAGTATTCGCATGGCATATACTCGATATTATTAACGAGTGGTATGATGATGAGAATGAACAGATTCGTAGAGTTCTTTGGCTTGAAATAGTTAACTCCCGCCACTTATTTAACAATGTTGTTTATGAGTGGTTTGGAGCTATTCCTTCGGGAAATCCTTTTACTCTTATCTTTAATTGTATGAACAACGCACTAATACATAGATATGCATTTTATTCAGTTATACCAACGACAGTAACCTTTCACAAGGTTGTCACCATATATTTTACAGGTGATGATGTGTTAATGGCAGTTATTGATGAGTTTAAGGATAAGTTCAACGGTCTAGTGGTCCAAGAACAAATGGCCAATATTGGTTATGTTTATACTTCTGCCACTAAAGAGGACAAAGTTGTTCCTTGGAAGAGACTATCTGAGGCTCAATTTCTTAAGAGATCGTTCAGATTCGATAAATATTTGTCGAGATATGTTGGTCCCCTTGATATAAACTCTGTGACTGAAATCCCGTTGTGGACTAAAAAGCATGACGCTCTGTCCATCACATATTCGAATATAAATGAATTCTTTGATGAGTTAAGCTTACACGATGACAGTACATGGGATATTTATGCTCCTGATTACCAACATGCTGTGCAAACTCTATTTCCAGAGTTCTGTGAGGCTAATGGTGTTATGGAGAGTAGGCTTCAGAGGTTCCAGAGGAAAATGAATGCCGAAATTTTAGTGTTCAAACCGACAAAGAGAAAGGTTGTGAACCCAAACAGCTCCCCTTAAGGGGAGCACCGTCCAGGCCAGGGAGGACGCAAAATAAAAACTAGGGGTAGCGGAGGCCTTCTCCGCACAAAATAAACTTTCCCATTCGATCTTTACGATTTACGAACTATAATCACGCAAAGTGATCGTAACTGCGTTGGGAATTAGAGACCTGGCTATTTAGCTTACTGTACAGGATGGGTCGTGAGCAGCCCTCACAATATCCAGACGACGTGATATAGCATGTGGCATAGGCCAGTCACATGTTGAAATTAGGCCAGCTAATAATAACACTAATAATACCGAGGATGGAGGTATAAATCCATCCGGACGGTTCGTGGAAAGCCAGATGTTAAGTGCAGATAATGATAACTTGCACAACACAACAAATTTCCACAATGATGCCGGAGTGCGTGAAACAACGCTCGACGGCCAAAAAGATCTGAGTCCGCAGTTTTATAAGAATCCTGAGGACATGACTAAGACTGATCTAGCTTTCTACTTAGGGAGACCAACCAGAATACAAGCTGGTGTCCTAGCAATAGGTGATTCTGCTACGCAATTCACAGCTTTGGCGATGCCACAGTACATGCTCACTTTACCAATTTATGCGGACAAACCGCGTGGTAGGTACGGATTTAGAGCAACGATGGTATTTCGCTTAGTTATAAATGCTGAGAGATTCCAACAGGGACGTTATATGTTAACATATTGTCCAACTGGCGGAGCTAGATATGGTAGCGCCCAAAAAGGGAATGCTTGGGTGAATAAACACTCAGCTACCTTAGTACAGAGAACATGCTTACCGCACGTCGAATTCGATCTTGCTACTGATTCTGAAGTAACTCTCAGGATACCGTATGCATCGATACACGACTTTTATCAGTTCTCTTGGGCTAATGACCTAACTAATGGTTTAGGTACTTGGGGAGTTCTACGACTTTTCCCTTATTCCTCACTAGTCTCTCCAGCGGGCTCAGTAACTGCGAATTACACCATTTATGGTCACTTCGAAGATGTTGAGTTTGTTGGTTTCTCCTCAACTGCCATTGTTCCTCAATCTGGTAATCCTTATGGAGCTGGAAAGAGTATATCTCGCATAGAACAGCAGGCGAATAGAGTTGGACCTGTTGAGTCTTTAGCTGTTAAAGTTAAGAAAGCAGCCGAATATTTAACTCCAGTGCCTATGCTGTCGAATTTCGCTGGTCCAGTTTCCTGGGCCTCTGAAATAGTAGCAGGTGTTGCTTCGGTCTTTGGGTGGTCAGCACCACTAAATATTGAGAAATCTTCAAGATTCCAAATCACAAATTACGCTTACTGGGGAAATGTTAACAAAGTTGACAATTCCAGACCTGTGGCCTACACGACCAATAATGAGGTTGCAGTGGCTCCAGGTTTCTCATCAACTGATGTAGATGAGCTAGATTTAGTGAGTTTATCTAAAATTTCTGCCTATCTTAAGCAAGCATCGTGGGGATCATCGTATATTGTTGGTTACGAATTATTTTCAGTGACGTTAAATCCTGGATCTTTCTACACCACTTCAATTTATCATGGTATCACTTACTTTAATTATACTCCTGTGTCTTGGGTTCAGAACTATTTCGCTTTATGGAGGGGTTCCATTAATATTAAGATTAAGATCGTCAAAACCGAATTTCATTCGGGACGAATTGCTATATCTTATTATCCAACTGGAGACTCTACACGAACTCTTGATCGTACTGATTACTTGCACAGGGAGATTATTGATATTAGATTGCAGAATGAGGTAACCATAACTATTCCATGGACTAGTCCTACGACTTATAAACCATTGGATGCAGAGAATGGTGTTCTCGCATGCCATGTTGTCGATGCTCTTGTAGCTCCCGCCACTGTTAGTGACACAGTAACCTTCTTAATTGAAGTTTCTGGTGGTCCAGACATTGAGTTTGCTGGAGCTCAGCGCATTATTACGCAAACATCTTGTCCAGATTTCACTGTTCAGTCAGGAGATCCATTCAAGACTACTGTTGAG